TATATTATACACCTGTTTTAGCATTCTGTCAAGGGTTATCTTATGACAAATTGTCGCACCTATTAAAATAGTTAAAATATAGCTTGACAAAAGTCATAATCGTGTGTATAATAGAATCAAGTGCACATTAAAAGGACACACACGAACACTTCGCATATTACATGCACAAGAGGTCATCACTAATCTGCACTTATTTTAGGGAATTCCCTAGGGGTTCCCCAATCTAACAAATTAAAAACAATTATAATCAACGAGGAGAAGTAAATGGCCGCAATAGGAAAGTCAAAGGCACCTGGAACTAAGAGTGTTCCGAAAAAGGAAAAGAAAGCACCTTTTAAGTTTGATCGTGCTAAACCTAAACGTAAGAAAGAAAAGAAATATGAGACTGGTATTTCTGGATTAGCTAGAGCAAAGAAAGCAATGACTTCTGACAAAGCTTATGCTTTACCATTTGGAGAAACTTTTAGGGCAGCTAAGAAAGCTGGTAAAGGTCAATTTAGATGGAAAGGTAAACAGTATACAACTCAAACTAAAGCTGAATTAGAAACAGGCGTTGCAGAAAAAGAAAAATTCGACAGAGAAGCAAAAAGATTAAAAAATCCCCAAGCTAAAAGAAAGAAAAGCTGGCTTAAGACTTTTGGTGAATCCAAGACTTTAAAGGAATTCGCTAAAAAAATGAAAGCCCGTAAATCTTAATTTGAATCAATCAAATTCCAATAAACTCCCCCTTAGGGAACTAATGGAGATTGTAAATGCAAAGCATGGATTCTACTATTCTGCCGACTCAAAAAAGAAGCTTGACCGATATACAGGAAAAGTTTCTAGACGCATTGTTCGGGACAGCAAGAGGCGACCCGAAAAAGGCTGGAGAGCTAGCAGGATATTCAGACCATTCGTATCCTAAAGTATTACGTAACTTGAAACAGGAGATTGTCTCTAGAGCAGAGAACTATCTTGCTGTTCATTCGGCCAAAGCTGCAACCAAAATGGTAGATATGTTAGACGAAGATGGCACAACTCCTCATGCTAATATTAGAATAGAAGCAGCAAAACAAATCCTAGACAGAATTGGTATTGTTAAGAAAGATCAGATCGATATCAATATGAAAGCAATGCACGGTATATTTATACTACCTGCAAAAGAAACACCAGAAGATTCAATTGTTACCCCTATTAAGGACTAACTATGGCAAAAGAACCCAAAGATGCACAAGATCTATTAAAAAAACTTAAGGTTGAGCGGAATGCTGCAGCTTTAGTTCTTCATCCAGGAAAGAAAGGAAACAGAAGATTAGATCGCCAGGCTCTTGAAGACAGTATATGGATACCTGAAGAAAAGAAAAAAGAAATTAAAAAAGAATTTAACAAATATAAAATTGACCCCAATAAACCCTCAGAGGATAAATCAAAATCAATAAGTAATCCTGCCAGATTTAAGAATTTAAAATTTGGAAAAGTTTATGGTGGAAAAACAAGAAAAGCTAAATACACAGTATAAATGACCAATACAAATTATTTAAGTGAGAAAGATAAAAAGGCTTTGAGCGTAGGATTTACGACAGAGCCACGTAGAAAAAAATTAGAGATTAAAGAATTAAAAGAAAACATTATAAAAAAAGCTAAAGAGAGACATTTAAAGTATATTAATGAGCGTAAAAGAAAAGAAAGAGATTTAAAAAAAATAACTTCAAAGTGATTAAAAGAAAAGCCAGAACAATCCCCTTTGGTTACAAGACTGACGACACAGGGGATTACCTGATTCCAATAGAATCAGAATTAAAAGCTTTAGAAGAGGCAAAGAATTATTTAAAGACGTGTTCATACCGAGAAGTGGCAATATGGTTAAAGAGAAAAACAGGAAGATATATATCCTATGTCGGACTTAGAAAAAGAGTTAAGCGAGATAGCACCTCCGAAACCAAAGAAAATAATCAAGAGGAAAGCCAAAGAGTCAGCTAAACTAGTTTTAGCAAGAACACGAAAGAAAGTTGCAAAGGCAGAACAATCACTTCGTTCAGCAAAACAACATGCCGAACATGTTAAACAGAAATTAAAAAAGGTTAACACGGCACTGGACGGAAAAGACCAGCAACTCATAACCCAGGATGTGATCGATGAAGCTCCTAAGAATATAAAGGAGCACATAAATCAGCAGGAAGTTGTCTTTAAACCTAATACAGGCCCACAGACAGATTTCCTTGCAGCTTCCGAAAGAGAAGTTTTTTATGGGGGAGCAAGAGGTGGAGGCAAGTCCTACGCAATGTTAGTAGATCCTCTACGTTATTGCCACAAGACACATCATCGAGCACTTCTATTAAGAAGGACAATGCCTGAGTTGAGAGATTTGATTACTCATTCTCAACGATTATACAACAGAGCATTTCCAGGAGCTAAATGGAGAGAGCAAGAAAAAGAGTGGAGATTCCCTTCAGGAGCAAAGATAGAGTTCGGGTACGCAGAGAACATGACAGACGCTTTACGTTACCAAGGGCAATCTTACACATGGATAGGCGTAGACGAACTACCACAATATCCTTCGCCAGATATATATAATTTTTTAAGATCATCATTACGTTCAGTTGATCCTAATATACCTGTATACATGAGATCTACAGGAAATCCAGGAAATGTAGGTTCACATTGGGTTCGTGAAATGTTTGTAGACCCTATTACACCTAACACTGCATTTAATATTGATATTAAAACACCCACAGGAGTAAAATATATTACTCGAAGATTTATTCCTGCGAAATTGCAAGATAATCCTTATCTGATGCAAACAGAGGATTACTATGCCATGCTGTCTTCCTTACCAGATGTACAGCGTAAACAATTTTTAGAAGGAGACTGGGATGCATTTGAAGATTCATCATTTCCAGAATTTAGCAAAGATGTCCACGTGGTCGATCCTTTTGAAGTTCCTAGAGGTTGGCAGAAATTTCGTGCTGCAGACTGGGGTTATGCTTCTCCTGCTTGTTGCTTATGGTTTGCTATTGATTATGATAATAATCTTTGGATTTATAGGGAGTTTTACACAAAGAAATTAACAGCGGATGTATTTGCCAGAAAGATTTTACAACTGGAACAAAAGGAATACATTCGATACGGAGTACTTGATGCTAGTACTTGGGCAAAACGTGGTGATATCGGACCGAGTATTGCAGAGACAATGATTCAGGTAGGTTGTAAATGGAGACCTTCTGATAGAACACCAAGAAGTCGTGTAAGTGGAAAACTGGAAATTCATAAAAGATTAAAATTGGCTGACACTCCAAAGAAAGATCCAGGACTTAGAGTTTTTTCAACATGTAGAAATTTAATTAGGACACTACCCCTTTTACCCCTTGATGAAAGTAATCCAGAGGATATTGATACGAATGCAGAAGACCACGCTTATGACGCATTACGGTATGGATGTATGAGTAGACCGTTGCATACAGAATATGCAGCTAGGTTTAATAAAACACCTAGACCTCAATTTCAACCTGTGGATAGAATATTTGGGTATTAATAAAAGTGTCAAAAAAACGAATAAAGAAACTTCCTGAAATTAACCATAAAAATTTTCCCTATGATCTTGCTTTAATAACATGGGAAGATATAGTATCGTGCTCTGAATGGTCATATATTTCAGAAATAAAAAAATCCAAAACGGCTGTTTGCAGCAGTGTCGGGTGGTTGATGGAAAAAAATAATACCACAACAGTTATTATGGCGGATTTAAGTTTTGAAGAAACTAAAGAAATTAAACAGGGGGGATCCTATACAACAATCCCAACTAAAAATATAATATCAATTAAAAAGATTAAGTTATAGGAAGATAATGGCAGATAAAGAATACTCAAACGAACATCCCAAATATAAAAAAAAGCATTGGACAGAGATTCCAGCTAAAGGCTGGAATGAAGTCTTAAAAGAAGATAGAGAATTTAGAAAAAAGTTGAGAGAAAAAAATATAAAAGAAAAAAATACAGAGTGGGATAAAATGAAAAGAGATTTAAAAAGACTAAAAAATTTCTTTTCAGGAAAACAAAAATAGGAGAAACCCGTGGTAAAAAAGAAAAAGAAAAACAGAACAATTCAAGATATCATTGAAGATATTCGAGATTTGCATGAAGAAGAAGAAAACTTATTAATAGAACTCGAAGAGAAAACAGATGATTCTGATCTTGATGAAGGAGAATACTAATGGAAACTAAATTTGATCCAAATACTAAAGTTAAGCAAGGCGATCTTGGTCCAGCCCCTGATGGCAAACAGCCAAATCAGGAAGCGACTAATATTGACTTTTCTAAGGATGCACCTGGTAAAGGCAAGTCCAAGAATTACTTAGCATCTGAAGAAGGTTCTTTGTATGAAGGTGGGGAATATGTTACTAAGTCAGGATCAGAGCATGTTCAGAATCCTTTACTTCAAAAGGCTGATAAAGAAAAG